CAGCAGGTCGATAGTCTTTAAAGCATTTATTGCTCCCTATCGCTTAATAGTAGCACCGTTATATCCCGTATTTGCCTATGAATATTATACCACAGTTAAAGTTATATTGTCCACACTTAAAGTTATATTGAGGGATAAAATTTTATTTAATTTTCAAGGTTCAAAAAATCATTATTCCACAGTTAAAGTTTCATACCCATTTTTTATTTTAAATTTTTTATTTTTATCATTTTACTTTTGCCCCACAATTTAAGCATACAAATTCTATGTTGGTTTTAATTTTCCCTTTACTTCCACTCAGAAGCAAAGGCACAATTAACCATAAGCCACCTGTGCAAACAATTAGTGCAATATGTACTAGCGTCATTAAACAGCCTCTCTTTTTGATTTTCCCTTGTGTGTTTGAGACTGCCTGTATATTTGTGCTGCCACATTTCGGACAAATCAATTTTTTCTCCCCCCTCTTTTTCTTGATGATTTAATTATAATACAAGTTTAAATTTTTTGTGTAAATTTGTAAAAAATATATTGACCTTGTAGCACAATTGTGCTACAATTATATACGTAAGGTGAGCGGAACACCTGATAAATAAAAACACTAAAGGAGCGATGACAAAATGAAAAAAGTAACAATGTATCATGTAGAATTAGTAAGGGATTCAAGTAAACTGTACGATATCGATACAGTGGTGAATTCCAGCATAAAGGCAGGTAAAGCAATAAGAGAAGTCCTTCAAATCGAAAAATGGCACAACGAAAAATTCGGAATGTTGTGCTTAGATAACAAAAATAAAATAATCGGAGTCCACATAATAACCGAAGGTACTGTAAATGAAGCTCCGGTATATGTTAGAGAAATAGCAACAAGATCATTACTTAACAACGCAGTATCAGTTATAATATTTCACAACCACCCTGGCGACGATCCAAATCCAAGTAAAGCAGACATCGAAGTTACAAAAAGAACTAAAGAAGGCCTCAAAACGATAGGAATCAAATTACTAGACCATATAATACTAACATCTGAAGGTTATACAAGCTTAGCAGAACAAGGGCTCGTATAAGAGCCTTTCATATAAATTCATTAAATAACAAGGAGCGTGAAGATAATGGCAAGTAAGGCAGATGCAAAGGAATGCCAAATTAGAATACGGATTCATCCTGATATTATGCCACAGATTGAGACCAGGGCAAAAGAACTCGGCTATATAAAACCGAGTGGCGAAGCAAATGTTGCCGCATATGGTCGTAGTCTTATACTGCAAGATTTACAAAAGAATACAATAATTATAGATGGACATACTGAGGAATATAAAGTAAAATAGTAATATAAAAACTCTTTTAGTGTTTTTATCGTATAATTCCGCAAAAGTCCCTTGGATGTATTCAGGGGACTTTTATTATATGATTGAGTGATGTTGATTTTCGACGAAATATGGCGAAAAAATTTGAAAAAATCTTTTGAAAAGTGTTGACTTCATACACGTTATCGTGTATAATATAATTAGAAAGTAACGATAGTCAAGCGAAAGGATGATTAATAATGAAAGTGATTATTGACAGTGGAAACAAGCAGCGTGATAGATGGATTGACCTTGTACAAGTTGAAAAAGATGACTCTAGCTTCGAATTCACTGATGGAAGTTGCTCTTGGTTTGAAAAAATCAAGGAAGGTACTTACCTAGTACGTACCCAATCGAACAGAGCCGGAGCACCGGTATTCTTTCACCACATCAGCCAAAGCCTGGCCGAAAAGCTTCAACTGCTATCTGTGGATCTGGCAGTTGAGATAATGGACAATATCATACATGATGGAGAGAATTCGGCGCTAGATATGGTTTTGAGCTTGCAAGAAGCTGCGGAAATATGGAAGAGAGATGATAGTGTACTTCGAAGAGCTATATCCTCTGGGAAATTCGAACCAAACGAATACCGGAAGACTGGCCGAAACTACATTATACTGAAATCGGCCATGGAAAGAGTTTATGGGAAACCTGAATAAGGTTTCTTTTTTTATGCAAAAATTTTTAAAGAAATTTTGAAAAAAGTATTGACTTCATACACGTTATCGTGTATAATATAATTAGAAAGTAACGATAACGATTTTGAAGGAGGAAAAGAAAATGAAAAAAATAATGATAAGAGCTTGGGAAATATATAGAACATTAGAAGGGGACCACAGAGCGAAATTAGCCTTGGCATTGCGTCAGGCCTGGAAAGAAGCTAAGAAAGAATCCCCTGAATCTATAATCGAAAAACTTCGGGCTCAGGGCTTGAAGGTAACAAGATGGACTAAGTACGGCCATGACCGTATATATGTGAAAGGCTTCCACTACTCCAAAGAATATTACATCGACCTGTCGACAATGACAGCACACCCGAATAGACCGGGATGCATGAGCGACATCGAATCACACGCTAAAAAGGCGGGGTTAAGCTTGAAAATAGCTTAAAACGAAAACGATAAACAAAACAAATTTCAAGGGAGGAAAATAAAAATGAATGAAAAGTTGAGAAAGATTTTAACAGATGCTTCGAGTGGAAAAGGCGACATATGGAAAGAAACAGAGGTAGCTGCAAGAATATTACTTGCAGGTGGTTATCCAGGACACAACGAGGATATCGCCGTACTAGAGGATGTGAAAGATTGTTCCGAATTAGAAAATTTACTGTCACGCGGCTCTTGGTACTTCCAAGAGACTGACACATGGAAGTACGAAACGCAAACGTTATATAATAGAAACGTTACAAAAACAAAGGGAGGAATTAAAATGGTAAAAGGAAACGCACAAGAAGGTTTGAGAAAGTGGTTTGAAGCTTGGGAAATCGAAATCACAGAAGCTTGGAAGGCAACGGAAGAAGACGGAAGCTGGAGCGCATACGAAAACTTTTACAGGGATTGGGAGCAGAACTACAAAGAATGGTGCGTAATGGGAGATTGGGAACAAGTAGAGAACTTCAAAAAAGAAATTAAAAAACTGGTTGACTAAACAAAACAACGGAGGGATCATTCCCTCCAACTAACGGGTTGAGCCTGAATCAGCCCGGTACCACACATTAGGGTGGCGACCTACCGCCGGAAAGAAGGGAGGAAAATAAAATGGGTGAGTTATACAGCAGTGGCATAGCCACATTGAATGAAGCATTTCGGGGAATTTTTGAGGATTTTATGAGAAGAAAAGGGGATGAAGCACAGAGTCCCGCACAGATTGCAGATGAATTTCCGATCGAAATTGTTCCATATGAACACATCTTTGAAATATTACATGAAGCCGTACAAAAGAAAGCTTATGGCCATTATGGTTTCTTTGAATGCGCGCCATCCAGCGTGTTCCGCGACGGCCGCATTACCCGACCGAAAGTATTTAGAAATTTTCGGCAGATAGTTTGCTTACGTGGTGAAGTATACGAATATACAAATCGAGGAGGCGGCAGAGCGAATACGTTTACGTGCCCCGATGGCGAATGGCGCGAAAGAAAGGTATATCAAGACATTCACGGCTTATGGCATCTTTGGGATGGACAGTATAATATCGAAGTATGGCTTGATGATGATAAACGATCATTCACAACAAATCCGCCAAAACCGATGAAAATATATCCTGCAGAGTGACGGGGATTATCCCCGGTAATGCGGGAGCCCGGTCACAACCCCGGGCGATGCAAAAATACGGTTGGCAGTGAGCCGTAAAAACTGCCAAAAAAGGAGGTTATTATGATGAAAACTAGTTTTAAAATAACACTTCCAGGGCCAGATGGAAGCAATAACTGGACAGCAATGAGTGCAACTGTGGTTAGGCTTAGTTATAAATCGTGGTTAGTGGTTGAAATGCAATCCGGTCAAGATTGCATTTCTGAAAAATCTGATCTTTACTCCACCCCGGAAGGACTTCCGGAGGAGTGGATAAATAGAGATCTAGATGAAACAAAAATATTAGAAATTTCATATAAATACAAACACACTACTACTCGTGACTGGTTTGAGTTAGATAAAGTACTAGATACAGACACTATGTATGGTCATACGACCATATACTACATAGATGTCCCCGACGAAGTAAACATATACATCGCCGGGGTTAAAGTACCTGAACTTAAGCTACCTAAATTACCTGATATAGCTAACATCCCAGGACTAGCTTTTTACACAAATTTTAAATAGGAAAAGCCCCTTTGATAGGGGCTCTCCAAGAAAAAATTAAATTTAAAAACGTTTCAATCCTTGTTTTCGTGGATGTTTATATTATAACAAGAGTTGAAACAATTGTCAATAAATAGCCCCGAGCCTAACCCGGGGCTTTGCTTATGCTTATGTTCTTGACTTTAGCTCGTCAATTTGTTTCTGTATCTGAGCAAGAAGTGCAAATGTTTCTGCTCTAGTAATGTTATCATCGAATCGTTTTTCGTGTATTGTAATATATTGCGTCAAATATTTGAATGTTTCTTCTCCCCAATGTGGCTTTTGAGGTTCTTTTTCTACAGCATCAATCATTTGTTTGAGCGGGAAATATCTACCGGGACAACTAGTTGCATTCCAACGACAATGTCCGTCTATGTACTTGAGGTTTGGCAATATGGATTTGAGGTATTTTATCAACCAAACACCGGCATCAAATTGTGATTTAGGCATATCAGTAAAATACTTTACATTTGGATCAAAAGGTTCATAATTCCCTTGGAAGCCTATGCTTATAATGTGGCTATTATGTTTTTCCACACCTGCGCCTTGATTCAAACCTCTGCCTTCTATTATCCGACCATCCAACCCAATCCAATAGTTGTAGCCGATACCGACCCATCCATTGCCTTTGTGCCACTTCTCAACCTCGTATTCGTCTGCTGTAGGATGCGCCATATGGTGCAGGGCAATAGAATCAAATTTCTCTTTTGCAACTGGTGTAAGAGTTCCATTCCATGTGAATTTGCCTTTTTGGATTTGCATTATTCTTCCCCCTTCCTGCTCAGCACCTCAATAGCTTCCTTCAGTTTTTGAGGAATCGGAACACCCATAAGTCCGGCATTTTCAATTATGCTAATTAGCTCGTTGCCGCATAGCGCAATTATCACGGCGTCTCTAATATAGTCGGTACCGGTCAGGATATCAAGCCTTACAGCAACTAGCACCATAAGCAACATTACTATTTTTTTTGCAATTCCTTGTAACCCTGCTTTGCTACTCAATGCCCCGTTTTCAGTTTTTCCTGACTTGTGGAATACGCCAGCAACAATAAGCCCTGTCAAGTAATCAATCGCCATAAAAATCACAAGTGTAGTCAGGCCAGCGTCCCATCCGCCGAAAATACTTGACACAAACGCTCCTATTGCTCCTATAATCGTTAATATGCTTTGTTTCATACATATTCTCCTTTCGTTTTTGCGAATACAAAAAAGAGAGCTCGATGCTCTCTTGATGAAGTATCTATGTTATGACGCTAGGCGTCTTGTCAAGATTGAATTAAAAAGGTTATTTAAGGCAATCTTACTTTTAAAAAAATTTCAGTTCTTTTATCTATAACATTATTAGGAGTAATTTCTACAGTAGATTTATTTAATGTTATTTCATAAAGGAATATTCCAGGTGGATTCGGTGTCGGTACAGTACTTTTTATAGTATAAAACCTAATTCCGCCTGTTTCAGTTCTCGCTATTGAAATTACATAGTAATATATATTATCATCTGTAACAGGTTCAATATCAATTTTCATCCCAGTCGAAGAAATTCTATATCCATTATCCCATGCTACTCCAGGACCAATTGTTATACTCATATCTCCATTGTAAGTTATCAAAAAATCGTTATTAAGACTAACAACACCATTACTAATCAGATCCGTAAAACAGTTTGCCATATCGCTAAAAAGTACAATATTCCGGTCTATAGTTTCAAAATTGTTATTGAAATCTTCTACATTGTAGTATTCTGACTGCAAAGGTTTCTTTAATTTTAGCCTATTTGTATAATTAGGCATATTTATCATCCTTTCTATAGTGGCATACCGCTACCAATAGTAGCATGTGAAAAAGCAGAAAGTTTTGAATGTGTGAAGGATCTAAGACTTTCATGAGTACCATATTGAAAGAATCCATCTAAGTGGCTTCTTTCGTTTTTTACTGAATTTATTGCAGTTATTAGCTGTTGTATTGCTACCGGGTCCGTGATATCAGTAACAACTTTAAAATAATATGGTGGACCTCCATACTCCCACCATTCTTGAATTTCTCCTTGGCCAAAAACATCTTGAAGCAGCTGCTTCACTACTGATGCAGTACCTTTCTTGTAATGGTATAAATAAGAATTCTTGACCAATTCTCTTTTTTTAGAGATATCAAAGCCTTGGTCATAAAAGTCAGTATTCATTTCAATCGCTAAATGATCCAATACATCATTATCTAGATTATCAACATCAGCAATAGTGAGGCATTTGCAAATTGAATTAGCCAAAGTTTTAAATTCTTTATCTACTGCCTTAGATGCTGCAATTATATCAGGATCATGTCGAAGATTTTCAGGAAGTAATTCTAGTAAAGTTACATCATATATGCTTTTAGCCATCTTCAAGACCTCCATAAGTTACTGATATCGACCCTTCAACCGCAACTTGAGTATCGTTTAAATCAGTATATACTGGAGATGTAACTTCAACTCTTTTTGCTCCAGCCTGCATAACTTTCCTAACAAGTTCTGAAGGATTTATAGACCTTCCTATTTTCGATTTTTGCCACACAACATACTCAGACACAGCATTATTCACAGCTTGTTGAATAGTACTTGCAAAAGTAGAATCACTAGTCCTTATATAGTACGTAATATTTATATCATAGCTAACTTGTGTAGGTGCATTTACTGTAACATGGTCAGTTAATGGTCTGCGAGTATCATCACTTAAATATTCCTCAAGACTAGAAATTAAAGTCGAATCCGGAATTTCTCCGTTCTGCAGTATAAACCTGACATCAACCTCTCCCGGACCTGGTGAAGAAACTGAAACATCCAAAATACTCTGATTAAATTCTTTCGCAAAGAAAACATACGCATCTTTCGGTCCTGCAACACTAAAAGACTCCGGCTTTAGGAAAATTCTTTCCCTTAAACTATCATCAGATTCAATATCAGATCCTCCTTGGCTTGTATCTAGGTTTACCACCCCTGCGATAAATGGTATAGGGTCAACAAGAATATTTATTTGACCGGCAATATACCCATTTCCGACAGTGCCAAGCTCAGTACACCTTACAATTGTATCTACATATGTAGCACCAGCTGCAATTTCGGTATATTCTATTGTTTCAAAATATATATTACCTCCCGGACTAACTCTCGTTCCTGCAGGTATCGAAACAACTGAAGTTTGAACAGCTGAAAGAGTAAATCTTACTGTACAAACAGCTGCAGATGCCGGTAATCTTGTGACTCCCACACGAGCACCCAGATTATCAAGATAGCTCCCTTCAGCATATTTGAGTAAATTTTGTTTTGCTGCAAAGTCAATAAGTTGATATGCTGTATAAATTCTCAATGCTTGAGTATATATCCATATTCGAATTGGATCACCAGGATAAAGCTTTTTTTGCACTCCTGTGGTTTCATAATATGCCTGTTCATATTCTGCAACCATATCGGCAAGTAAATCCTCTATGTTTTTATCTACAAAATTTACTTCAGGAAGGTTTCTAAAGGCTTCTATATCAGACAAGTTCTATCACCACCTTCGGAGTTAATGTACCTGAAATATCATTTTCAAAAGTGATTTCCTTCACTTTTACTCTTGGCTCATATATTGATATTTTTGTTATATACTCAGTTGTAAGTCTTGCTTTAGCAATTTCCATTGGCAAATCTAATATAGAATGATCAATACCAAAATTTCGGTCAAAAACGACTGTACCAGCTACTGTCGTACATAAAACTTTTAAATTTTGAAGTATTTCTTCATTACCGGTTGCTTCAAATTTTATATCTTTTAAATTTATTTCCATCGGCATCACACCTTTACATACTTTTGGGAAACATATGCTATTCCGTTATTGTAATTTATTTTGTACCATCCATTTTCTGAAGAAATTATAGATACTTTTCGGCCATTTATAAGCGTTCCGATTATTTTATAAGTTACTCCCGGTCCATTTCGCACATTTAATACAGTTGCTGTAACTGTTCCGGTAGTATTTGATAATGTGCTGCTTTGCGCTCTTGATACTACAACGCTTTCCAAAGTTGAAATATATTCTTCAATTGTTACTTCCAATTTTCCTGAAAATAATTCTCCTTTATTGAAAATAGTATCCCAGGCCTCCGATACCGATTTTACAACCCATTTATCCGCGCCAAGTACTCTGCCTCCGATTACAAGAGTGTGGGCTTCTCCTGAGTTTGATTTGATGATCCACTGAGTCATTTCATCGCGAGGTTTTACACCATGATTACCATTCAAATTAACCGTAAATGTAACAGTATTGAGTCCGGGACCAATAAATTCTGTCTTAGGTTTCTTTCCTATTACTTCATGCACTGCAAACCTAGAAGCAGTTTCAAGTTTAAAATCCGAAAAATTTAGAATTCTTGAGTCTGATGTTTCAAAAATAACATCTCCGAAATAACCTATCATAATATCACCTTAAATATTCGAACCAGTTATCGTTCCGGTTGCTGTAATATTTCCATCTACTTTTAAATTTCCATTTATTCTTAAATTACCCTCGAGTACAATATTTTCAGATGATATAGAAAGAGTCTTTGTTGTTTTATTATATTTACAAAATGCTCCGCCTAAATTTTTGTAAAAAATATTCTCACCAGCTTCTAATGGATGGTTATTCTCTGAATAATACTTCCCAAGACAAAAACCATTCGAAAGACCATTTCCTAAAAATAAACAAAGTACAATATCTCCAACAGTTGGCATATTGTACTCAAAAGAAAGCATTGGAAGTTCATCTGTTACTATGTTTTCTTTGTCTGGCAGTGTAACACGTACTGTTCCAGACGAATAATTAACTGATGAAACAATGCCTACCCTTATAAGGTTTTTAAAAATATTATTCACTAATATCCCTCCAATACTTTGTGGAGTTCGAGTGATGTTTGATATCCGGAACCTATTGAATGTATTGCCTTATCAATGAAGTACTTTCCATCAAAAAAACCCATACCTACTATTACCACTGTATTTGTTGCTAACAATTCAACATTACCTGGTAACACTATATTCATAACAGTTTCTTGTTTGTTTAATTCTCTTAATTTAGCCTTTGCTAATCTTTCCGCTTCAGCATAATTGCTTATTTCTAAATTCTCTTTATATATTTTATTGCCGTTTCTTCCTGGTGCCCTAAAAGTATATGTAATTGTTTTCTTTGTTTTTGAATTCGTATATTCCACAGTACAAGCGTCATATCCGGTATCATTTTCTGAAAAAGAAGCTTGCCAGGATATCATGTCTGTTTCACTAATTGTTGCTATTTCTTTCTTGGATTCATATTCTTGCTCTCTATATATTACAATCTTGTTGTTATATATTTTTAAAGCCAATCCATTTTTAGTACATAGTTCATGTAAAAAAGAAGCATCCGAGGTTTCTGTTTGCTCAATAAATTCAATAGTGGGATTATAATCTGTATCATAAAACAAACCAAGATTATTGGAATTTGCTATACTCTCAGCTATCTTCTTTATATTAGCCAATTGCCAAGTCTTGCTTCTTTCCACAGTCATAAAATTTGAATTGGCAGGTGCAGAAATAGCACCAATATTGACAACTCTTGAACGCCCAGAAAATTCAGCCCTATCAACGGCAAATACACCACAATTCATCAATTGTGAATCACCTTCATATCGCCAATTTTCAGTTTTTATTGATGCTTTTATAATATTTCCTTTTTTGGGTACCCAACTTCCCATCCATCTTCCAGAATCATCTTTAAGTGTTATCTTTATATCATCAGCGGATCCTGAAGCATTATCATTAAATTCAAAAGAAAGCAAATCATTAGCAATTTCTGCAGTAATATCAGTATTTTGATACTGAATATTTATACTTGCTCTTCTGGCATTCATATTTATAACCTCCAAGGTGGTATATCTGATGTTTCTTGAACTGCAACAGGGATTTCCGGGATATTCAAGATAGTACCTGCAGAAAATATAACAGTTTCAAGATGTTGTGTATTTGCTTCCATCAGCTCTTTAATATATCGTCTATTTCCTAGAACATAATGTGCTATACTATCAAATGTATCTCCAGATTTTGTTGTATAAGTATTCATATTAACCTCCTGCAAAACTTACTCTCTTTTTATCTGCAAAATATTTTTGAATCCTTCTTTCAAAATCCCGTTGATTCATAATATCCAATTCTTTAATCTTTTCAACATCAGCGTTCCCTTGAATTATGTATTGTGGCGCATAAGTAATTGAAGTTTTTTGATTTCCCTTAAACGCATCCTTAAGTAGCTCCTGGGTCCTATTTGCTGATACAACAGTAGCTCCTGGTGTATTGGTTATCAGCTCGGGTCCTTTTTCTCCAGCTATATATGCACCCCTATCAAGCACTTTACCACCTTTTTCCAACTTCGGAATTAAAGGAATATTTATTCCAAAACTCTTTCCTCCAAGACCAGGCACCCAATTAGGTACGTTAATTTTAACTTTATTCAATCCTTGTATTAAAAGATTTATTGCAGATATAATAACATTTACTCCTTCTTTTATAATTGTTTTCATTGCTTCGCAAACTCCGAAAAATATATTTTTTATTCCATCCCAAGCTTTTACCCAATCGCCATAAAACACTCCAGTAATAAATGTAATTACTCCATTTAGTGTTGTTAATAAGCCATTGATTACTCCACCTATTACATTAATTGCAACAGTTACAACACCTTGAATGTATGGCCATGCAGTCTCAAACGTTTTAACTATTTTCTCGATATTAAGTTTCAATAGTTCTGCAACACTTCCAACAATTGTTGCTATCTTAGGCATCCACTCTTGGAATTTTGCTCCTAATTGTGGTATTACATTTGTCGCTAAAAAGTTTATGACTTTTGCAACAGGTGGAATTACTGTTTTAGCAACATAAGTCAAGAAATCTATCATGATTGGAAAAATGTCATTTATAAACCATTGAAAACTTTTTACAGCAAATGGTATTACTTGCTTTGTAAGGATGTCAAATCCTTGCTTTAGCATAGGAATTACTTGTTTTCCTATGCTTACAAAAGAAGACCTCATATTTTTAATACTGTTAATGCCAGGCTGAATTGAATTTATAAAGCTGTCAAAATAAGATTTGGCTGTCTTGATAAAAGGAATAAATTTTGCATAATAATTCTGTAATTCTGCAAACAGCTTAGTGGACCCTTGCTCAATTCTGTTA